CTCAACGCCGCCGATAACCGTTACCGAACCCTTGCGGGTGACGTTGTACGTTGCGCCGTTCTGCCTGAGCATGCGGGTCGTTCTGGCCTGCATACGTTGGTAATCAATCGCCATATCAGGCCCTCTCAGCAAATGCATTGATGGCGTAACCACGACCACCAGCGAGGTCGCCCAGCAGCGCCATAACGGCAGGATAGGACGGCGTGAAGACTTCACCATCTGCGACCGCATAGGTCATGGTGACAGCTCCTTCCACACGTTCAGTTTTCACAGCGGCTTCGCGCACGCTGGAGAGTAAATCGCCGTCGATTGCCTCTACCGCTAGCATGCACTGCGCGGTTATAACCTGCCGTGGAACTTCATCCGGCGGGAAATCATGTTCATCCAGAACAACATTCACGCGTGGCCAGGCCAGAGCCTGTCTCGGGTCAGCTTTGGAGCCAACCCAGTCCAGCCCCTCCAGATAATCCATTGCCTTAATCAACAAAGGTGTGAGTTTGTCAGGCAGTTCAATGCCGCGTATTTCCGCAAATGAGGAAAGATCCTCTTCACTGGCGTAGCTGTTGGCATCAGGAGAGGTGATATCGGTATTGATCATCGAATTATCCTGTTTATGGGGCTTTCGCCCCATTCGTTATTCTCCGGCAGGCGCAGTGAAGGTGATCTCATCTGTGGTTTTCGCTACTCCTTCAACCGTGCCGGTAACCGTGAAGGTGCCAGCAACGTCTGATGTGAGTTTCACCGTTGCACCACCAGCAGAGCCTGTTTGAGAACTGGCCGTGCTGAGCGTGCCACCTGTGGACGTCCATGCGACGGTTTTACCGGATACACCGGAGCCATTCAGCGTGTACTTCAGAGAAACAGTTACCGCGTCTGTGCTGTCAGCAGTTGCGGAGGTTTTATCCGCTGACAGCGTTACTCCCCCACAGCGGATTCCAGTTTAATCAGCACGCCTGCCGTAGATTTGTTGCTGGTGAAGTGTTTCTTCCAGTTGCCCGCAGTGCCGATGGCGGTCAGGTCAGGGTTATCACCTTTGGCGGTATCCCAGCTGTAGCCCAGCAGATCAACGTTCACCACGCCTTCAGCACGATAGCCAACCGCAAGGTTTTCCTGATCGTTGATATCGTAGGAACGGAAGCCCGGCGCCTGAGACTCGGTTACGGTAACCGCACCAGCTACCAGCCCAAGGATCGCATCAGCGTCCATGGTGTCGGTCACCAGCACAGGTTTACCCAGCGTGCCTGGCTGCCCGCCGTAAACCACCACGCCCGCTTCTTCGTAGATTTTGTTGGCAATCGCCTCATCAACAATGTCGAAGTAGGTGGCAGAGTGCATCACGAAGAGCACCACACGGTTGAACTTGTCGCCGTACTTACGCAGGCCGCGCGTCAGGGTCTTTTTACCGTCGGTCTCAATATCGGCGGTTACGACCATGTCGGGGTTAGCACCAATCGCCGCAGTCAGCGCTTTCAAGCCGTATTTCACGTAGCCTTCCAGCGTAGCGTCAGCCACATCAGTGCCGATCACTTCGGAGAACTCGTCAACCGAGCGGCCGCGGCGTTTGAACGCTTCTTCGGTAGTTTCGTATGGACCGTATTTCCACGGCGCTTTGACGGATACGGCTTCACCGGCGCCAATCTTCTTACCCGTCACCTTTTCGGTGGAGTTAACGTCACGCGATTCAATTGAGCCGCCCACTTTGTAGAAAGCTCGCTTGCGGAAATCGCCTTCAATCAGCTCGTTATCCAGCAGGATCGCACCGTTGGAGGACGCGTTGAAAATTGCCAGGTTGTCCTGGCGGCGCTCGAGGAAAGCGGTCTGTGCCAGATCGTCATAAATAATCAGGTCACTATTAACAGTGGTAGACATGGGTTAATCCCTTATTTCGGAAGTTTGAGGAAGGCCTGCTGGCCATGCTTGCGGATGTAGTCCGCTTTGTCGCTGGCGCTCATTTCGGAACGTTTCAGGCTGCCACCGCCGTTTGGTTTATGCCCGCCCGCGCCGGTGCCTTCTGCGCGTGGGAACAGATGCGGAGCCGTCTCCTTAAGAGACTCCGCCCACTCAAGTGGGCTTAGTGGAGTTTTGCCGTCTTTACCGAACAGAACATCGCCATTTGCATCAACTGCTACGGCCTCGCCTTCGTCGTTGAGCTGGAATGTGCCTTTGGCACGCAGAATCAGATCGTCGGATGCTTCCGGCAGCGCGCCAGCTTTGGACGCCGCGGCACGGATTGCATCACCAAGAACTCGATCCCGGAATTTGTTGGAGAACGCTTCGGCTTTGTCCGCGCGCTCGTTTGCGGCTTTGATTTGCTTATCGACGTCAGCACGCAGACGCTCGGTGCGCTTATCGAGCACCTCATCGATTTTTCCGGCGGCAATCAGCTTTGCCTCTTCGTCGTCGGAAAAACGCTGCAGGATCCCGCGCACTGCATCAGGGTCGATACCATCGAAGCGAGACAGGTTTTCTTTTTGCTGCTTAATGGTTCCCAGCAGCTCAGAGTTTTTCGATTTCAGGCCAGTGACTTCGCTGGTCACACGCTCATCAATAAGCTTCTGGATTTCAGGGGTGATTTCGATACCACCGCCACCGCTGCCCTCTCCGCCGCTTTCAGGTGCGTAAAATTTCAGAAGCATGTTTCGAATTAACATATTTTCCCCTCGGGATTTTGCCGGGCCTCGCCCATAAAAAAGCCCCGGCGGATACCAGGGCGTGAAGTAAGATGTGGTTGTTAGTTGTCTGTGCCTGAGAGCTGCTTAAGACGTTCCAGGGATATCCATTCGCCTTTGTCAGTAAACATATCAGCCAGGTTGATTTCACCCGCGCGGAACAAACGGCCACGCTCGGCACCCAGAACCTGATCCTGGCGTTGTGCCGGCTGGCGCGCGAGCCATTCCAGATACGAAGTTTTCCCCGGTACCTGCCCATCCATGCTAGCTCGAGTCCCCTCGTCCATCTCGCCGATATCGATGCCAAGTTCGCGCCACGACTTGAGGATCAGGGTTTCAGTAGAACGACAGCAAAAATGAATTTTCCCGGGTCCCTGTAGGTAAGGCACCTTATGCCCGACCGGTTTGTTATCCAGGGTATAGCGCAGCAGGTCACGAATAATGCAGTCGTGGCTGGTTTTATTGTCCAGCGTAGACAGCCACTGTTTGCCTTTCACGATATCGCTGTTGGCACTGGTGAAGCTGTTGCGTGCTGTGGCAGCCAGATGATTTACGGCTGTTTTAGCGATGCTGGCGGCATTTGCCCTGCTCATCTGCAGCGCGCCGTCGCGATAGTCTTTGTTGGCGTGGCCACGAACATTGCGGGCTATAGTTTCTACCGTGTCGCCGGCAAGATAACCCCTGCGGACAGCGTTCACGATACGCGCCAGCCTGTCCGATTCCAGATTAACCGCCCACTCACTCAGCAGCCGCCCCTGAAAGGGCTGCGCCATCGCCGCGGCATACACCATATCGGCGGTGATGCCCTGCAGCGGATAGTGAGACAAGACCTGTGATGGCAGAAGGGAATCGAACAGGCTCAGCTGATAACTGGCTTCGTTCTTTGCCAGCGCCACCAGCTCACTCTCGAGCCCTGCCTGCATGGACGCTACGGCTTGATGGTTAAGCTCACGCACGCTGCCCAGTAAACTCTCCAGACGGCTAACGGTGAAGCTCTCAGGAGGCAATCTGTCCAGCGCATCGAGCAGGCGGGCTGACAGATCCGCGTCCGTCTCGTTAAGCAACTTCACCATCCGATTTGCCACACCAGTGGCGTAGCGACTTAACCAGACGGAATGTGCGATCGACTCATCGCGCAGGCTTTCGTTAATGGTGGCCATATCAGCCTCCGGTCAACGTGGGTGCCTGATTGCGAAGCGCATCAATAACCTCGTCCGGGCTGTCGGCCGGGTCAATGAGATCGAGTTTCTGCAGTGCGCGAATCATATCGCTATCACGCAGCGCACCGGACTGCCAGGCATTGACGATTGCCGTAACCATGCCCGACTCAGCAACCTTCGCGATGAATTCCTGATTGATGGTGTAACTCGTCGTTTCGCCCTTGATGCCGAGGTATTTTGCACACCAGCCAAGCGCCAGCGTATAGGCCTCAGAAACGTTTGAAACGCAGATACCGAGCACGGATGTTGATGATGTTTGCTCACCGCTCGCCTGGGTAGCAGTTTTGGCCGTGGCGTTCTGCTCAATCAGTCGGGCGCCCAGTTGCACCATGTAATCGCGCTTGCTGTCCATGGCCTCTTTAGCCAGCATGTTCGGCTGTGCCTGGGCATAACCAAACGAGCCCTCCTTGGGAAGCAAAAGCGGTGATCGGGAACCAATTTTCACACCCTTCTTCTCGAGATGGTCGCGCCAGTTGGTATCGAGCCCGGTCATATACGGCTGCACCTGGCCACAAAACCATACGCTGTCTTCATAGTCAGCGCTGTTTCGGTAATGTCCGTGGTTTATCTCCACCAGCGCGGCCAGGGGGGAATCATCGATAGTGGGATCGTTGTTCTGAGCACCGACAAAGGTGAACGGGATTTCGTCCCAGTAGTCCTTTCCTTTCGGCTTAGGGTGGTACTCACTGTCAACAGTGTAGGTTCCGCTTGCTGTGCCACCAGCCCGGCGCCATACCCGACAGATAAACTTCCCTTCGTGCAGCGCCAGTTCGCGGTACTGGATTTCATCCTTGTAAGCATAACCATCCGGCTCTTCTACGCATTCCCGCAGCACCACCAGCACCAGTTGATCGCGCCCGTTAATACGCTTTGTTCGCCAGTTAATGATGTTCTCTGCCGGGTAGCGGAGGATGATTGCTTCGTCGGATTCTTCAGCGTAATCGACGTAAATGCCCTCTCGCGCAACCTCCAGCACGTTCTCTGCCACCAGTTGCGACTGCTGATAGATGCTGGTACCGGCTCCGTCCGCATTGTCCAACAGGTACTTCAGCTTCTCCGGACCTTTAAACGTGGGGTCCTTGCGATACGCCATCCCAAGCATGCCGATCTTCGTATTGCCGGCTATGGCGTAGAACACCGCGCGGCTCAGATAGTCCTCATTACGCTTACGGTTGCGCATGGATTTATCGGTTGGGTCGAGATAAGGCAGATATTTATTACCCGCCGCCTTTACGGCCTCAGCCCCTTTGCAGAAGTCCCTGTATTTCCTCCAGGCAGCAGAAGCCGCCCGGTGTTCTGGTCGAACCCAGGTGATGTCGTCGTTTGCCATATCAGAAAGTGGTATCCATGGTGATTGAGTATGCCGGTTTCACGATGGGGTAATCCTTCACGATGAAGTACCCACCAGCATCATTGGGGTGATCGTTATCAGCTGATTTGTCTGGTTCGCCATTGGCCGCCCAGATTTGCTGCTCGAGGCTCTCGGTGTAAACAGGGCAGTTCTGAACGTTCACCAGATAGCGGCGTTCTCCGTTGGCGTTGCAGAACATAGCATTCATCGAGTTGATGCGGTCTTTAACCGGCGGGTTGGCATCATCAACAATGACGCTAAATCCTGCATCATTAAGCTGGGCAATATCGGTCTTGCTGGCGTTCTGGGACTTGCGGGAGTCGCCAGAGGCATCCGGATAGATGTAAATCTCCCGGCTTTTAACATAGCGACCATCCTCATATCGCCAGAACTCTTCTTGGATGCGCTTAATCATCGCCGGGGTATCGTATACCTTCACCAGTTCACGAACCGCGCGTGGCAAGCCGTTACGCTTTACGTGAACTATTGCGGCCATTTTTCCCACGTTGAAGTCCATGCCGATAAACAGCGGATCCCCATCCTGAACCTCATCAGAACAGTTGTTCAGCTTACGGTTGAACGTGTGGTAAATGGTCCCGCTGTTAAGGTTGGTGAATTTCCCGCGCAGGTATGCCTGAATCAGTTCATCCGGATAAGAGCTCAGCAGCGATGGGATGTAATCAGGCGGCAGATTCTTCGCATTGTCGAACGTGCTGGCCTGAATCAGTCCATACAGGGCCGCGAGCTCCGGCTTTTCACGTACAGCCTTCACGAATTGCTGATAGACGAACTTGAACCCTTCTGGCGTCGTCGTTACATCGATGCCATTACGTAGCCCATCAACCTTGTAACGCATACGAGCGATGATTTTTCGCCAGGCCTGTTGCGCTTTGGCTGCGGCCATGACGTCCAGCTCATCCACCATCGCGTTACCGATTTTGAAGCCGACTATTGAGCCGGGTTTCTCCATCGAACGGCAGATGGTTGTCCCGCGGTATCGTCGCCCCTCGTAGAAGTGAACCTCTTTGTTACCCTCATTGATTTTGACGTTCAAGCCCCAGTCAAAGGCCACCTCTTCAATCGTCGGGTAGAAGATGTCACGGATCTGCGGGTACGTCGGCGCGAAATAACCCTGGTTAATCTTCGGGTGTTCCCACATCCCTTTGCAGATGCCGCCACACCCTACCCACGTCTTGCCGGAACCGAACCCGGCTACGTAGGCTTTGAATTTGTGCTGCATCGCGAGGAAGCGCGCCTGAGGAATATTAAGTGTCGGGCTGATCCCCATCGTCCGCCCTCGCATCCACTACGTTGATATTGATCTGCACTGGGGTTGGTTCATCGTCCTCACCATCACCGGCCAGCTCTTTACGAAGTTTCTCAACCTCCAGCTGCCTGCGTTCTATTTCAACCTGCTGCAGGCGCTGCGCGAATTCACTATCAGCCAGGCCAAGGCGCTTCATAACAGCTTCAAACATGCGCTCACGGCTGATGGCTGTGATTTCGACGCCGTTCTTGCCGACCTTCACTCCAGAGTATGCGAGCCGCGAGACTGGAGGGAGCTTGCGGGTGTCAGGGAAATAAGGCTGGCCAATGCCGTCACCATTGCAGCGTGGGCATTCAGGGCTTGGTTCTCGGTTGTGGTCGTAACCGTAACCACCGGAATCATCTGGTTCACGTCTGTCACGCTCAACAGCCTCGAGTCTTTTCTCTTCAAACTCAACTGCATCCCGCCACTGGTAGTGGTGACCGAAACCCCAGCAGTAACGACACGCGCCGCGGCGATACTGCGAAAGCTGGTTTGCATCGAAGGTGGCGAGCTGCCACATCTGGGCCAATACCTCATCGGCACTGCCAAGCGTGCGCACAATGGACGCTTTTTGCTGCTGCGCAATTGCCTGAGCAACTGAAGTTTTCTGAAGGAGCTGATAACCGATTTGTTCAGCTGACTTCTTGCTATAACCCGCCCGGATAGCAGCCCGAGTGGCGTTGTTGTCCTTCAGGTACTCCGCGACAAATAAGCGCTGCTGAGCAGTAAGTCCATCATCATCCACCAGCTCTTCTGTACATTTATCTTTCTGCACAATGCGCACTTTTTTCTGCGCAAGTTTTTGCGCACTTTGCGCAGGAGGTTTTTTGATATATCGGCGGGCGGTGGCGTAGTTCAGTCCCTGCGCTTCACACCAGTCTTTTGGTGATACGCCTGAATTGGCATGCTCGGACAGGAACCGCTTCTGAAGCTCGCCCCAGTCCGGTTTTGCCATTGTTTACTCCAATAAAAAAGCCACCAGCGGATGCCAGTGACTTAGGAATGTTGTGATACCGAGTACTTACTGCAAACCTTAAATAAGCTTGATTTTGATACTATAACCCTGGAGGCCAGACATAGTTTCTATAGGAATAAACTCAACATCAGAGACTTCCTTCCCTGTTTTTTTTCTCAACTCAA